CCGTTTACCGCATCCCAGACCACCGCCCGTAAATATATTCTTGTGTAGCTGGTAGCCAGTTACTTGCGGTGCAATAAACCCACCAAACAAAACCACGCCTTTAATGCCAAGCGCCGCAGCTGTGTGGTGCATCCCGCCCTCTGGCACTAGCACCGCCCTCGCTTTAGACATAACCGCCGCCATCAGTCTAGGCGTAGGCGTTTGTATCCATCGAGTATTAGGTAGCATCTTGGGCTTTTTTGCGCCCAGTTGCACCCAGTCAGCTTCTACAGAACTCGTGACCTTGGCAAAGTTATCCCAACCCCAGTCGCGGTTTACGCTTTCCTGCTTGTCTTTTAAATGAGGTTCTACGACTATAAAGTTGTTTTCTATATACGCAATCTCGTCTAACTCGTCTTGGCTAAAGAAAAACTTGGCTGGCTTTGGGCGGTAGGCTTGAAACTCCCACGCTTGAGCGCTAACGGACTTAACGTATCCCCTCGCACCCGGCGCATTAACTATAAACTTTTGGTATTTATCTGTAGACTTAGCAATGCTTGGATTGTTTTCCCAAGCCTCGTGCCATCGGATATTGCCGTTTTTATCTTTGATAGCCACTACTCCACCAAGGCTCATCGCCTCGCCAGCCGCCATTAGTTCATCGCCCCAGCCCATATCTACCACCTCATTATGTAATCGCCAGAAATAACCGTGTGTACTTTCATCCCCAAGTACTTAAGGTACTTTACCGCTTCGTCGTCAGCATAACCGTATTTCTTGCCCTTGCCAGGCTTTTGCTCAACGATGATAACGGGCTTGTTGCTTATGATAGTTTGCTCTGCGCCTTGCAACACATGGTACTCGTAGCCCTCGCAATCCACTTTTATAAAGTCAACGTCTACAAAACAATACGAATCTAGTAACACTGTGCCGACTTCTTGCAATGCTTTTTCTTTACGCTTGTTGACTTGCGGCGCTGTGTCGCCACACGACCCGTTAGTAGCGCAAGCCATTGTTATAATCATTTCTTCATCACTAAGCGCTACGTTGTGCAAGGTTGCCATTGGCGCGTTCTTAACAAAGTATTCGCAGTACTCAGAGACTGGTTCGAACGCTTGCACGCTGTCAAAGTCCAAACACATAACCCGCGACCAAAGTCCAAGGTTGCCGCCCACGTCAATTGCTGTACGCTTTTTGTCCAGTATCCGTAAACATTCTGCGTACTTGTTGTACTGATATGTAGGCTTGCCATTAACATAACGCTTAACGGCTTTCATCCAATCGACTAAGTGTGTTTCGCCTTCGGGCAAATAAAGCCCTTCCCATATTTTCATTTGACTTGCTCCCATGCGTAACCAGAGTTTATCTCCGAAATTGTAAATTGATTATTAGCCAACACCATCGCCATGTGTTCGCGGTTGTCGGGTTTAACTGGCGATTCAATTAAAGATAAATCTGTCGAGCCAAAACGTGCCGCTGTTGATTCGGGGTCGGTCGCAAAGCAAGGCACGCCGTGAATGACTGCTTGAACCCCTGCCATCGACGAATTCACGACAACCGCCCATACGTTTCTTAATTGCTGTTTAAACATAATTTCCGCCCTGTTGCCGCCGTTCTTGTAATGAATACGTATCTTTCTGTCGGTATGCTCGGAAATTAACTCAGAGGTCTGTCTAATCCATTCGTAAGCGCTTTTGCCTTGCGAAGTAAAAAAACTTTCACTTTGAGGACATAACAAAATATCCGCCCCCTCGTGCCAACTTTGTACCGAGATTCCTAATCGTCGCCACCTGTATTCGCTAGGCTCACCGTTGCCGTCGTGCATAAAAGCATTCTTAGTTATTCGGTAATGTGTTGTCCTACCAAAGTATGCCTTGTCCCCATAGTACCAATCCCTTCTTTCAGAACGCGCTTGGCTTAATAACGGCATTAAGTTGGGATGGCCAAACATCGCAACCGAGCCATCAAGCAATTCAGTATTTGTAGCCACAATGCCGCCGCAACCCTCAGCAAATGCCTTGCCAAAAATGGGTGACGTTTGAGCGCCGCTTACAATGTAAGTAGTGGGTGAGTTGTGCGTTTGCATTCTTGCCGCCAAAGGTCAGCCCCTCTTGCGTTTTTGTAGTGTTCAAAGACAGGTACCCCCGCCGTCCAGTGCAAAATCTTTGCACCCTCAATCGCTTGTCCTTCGTCTGCTAGTCGATTCCATTCTTGTGGCAACTCACCAATTTCTGAGTCATCAAGAAACCTAAGCTGTAAAAGCTCTAGGGTTTTAAATGTGTTGACAGCCTTTGGTGTCATCGTTCGCCACGCTGGATGCTCGCAGTCGATTAGCATCAGGCTTGCCCAGTTCTTTCTTTCATAGTCTTGATTGGCACTTTGCATTGGTGTGCCAATGTACTTTACCGCATTGCGTGTGCTGTATTTATGCTTTACAACTTTTACTGCGTGTTGCTGTTCTTTAAGTGTTTCTGCTAACTCTGCAATGTCGCCTAAACAAATCATATCCGCAGCGTCTGCAAAAATCGCCTCGCCCCTGTAGTCCATTAGATGCGGCACTAGAAAACGAGAAAGCGTAAATTGGTTAGTGCCTCCATCCTTAACGCCTTGCATTTTTATTGGCACAAAGGCAACGGGAACGGAACTTCTTTCTAGCACTGAAGACATAAAGACGTGTGTTCCAACCGCCTCTCTATCATCGTAGCCACAAAAGATGGTTAACATTTCTCTAAGTCCTTTTGTTCAAATGCTGTCAATGCTGTCATTCGAGTGGCGTTGTAGACCGTCACGCCCTCAGACTTTAAGTCAGCCGCCAATTGCACAAAGTTTCTACACCAGCGCTGCATAACCTGATCGTCTGGGCCTTGCGTGTTCCTGTGGTACGGATGATCGCCAAAAAAATGTGTCTTACCTGTTTGGCGTTTCATGTCAAACCCAAGCAAGATAATCGACTTTGCACCGAGTAAGTATGCAAGATTGATTGCTTGGTAGCCTGAGTTGTTTCCAAAGTGTATTTTTTCACGCCCAAGTCCTGCAACTGATTGCCCTTGCCATAACTTGATTCCATATTTTCTAGCGCTCTTTTCCGATTGCGTCCACAGCTCGCCGCTAAAGTCTCGTTTGATTTTTGCAACGTACCTGTCCCACCAGTGGTCATCACAAGCATACATCGCATCGGCATCGGGCAACCACCGCCAAGAGTCCTTAACGGCTAGGATTCGCCTGCTTTCCTGCGCCGAGCGCGTCTGAATATTTTGGCAGTCTCGCTCAGTGAGGCTGGGGCCTGTGGCGACAACGTAGACGGTTCGTCCCCACCAAGTTCTGTCGCTTCTGTCTTGGGGTATTCTTTGACTGCCGTCACGATGGGGTTTACAAAAGTAACCAGCCCAAGTGAGTCTAGATAGTCTGCCAACTGTTTGCTTATGCGCAGGCGTTGCTTACGGGACACCGCGCCTGTCTGTGGATTTTCAAAGTGAGCCATAGCCACTACGTCAACTAATTCCATTTCAATTCCTAAATTAAAAAGGGACTAAGAGCGTTAGCCCTTAGCCCCGATTTTATCGCTTACACAAGTTTAGAACGAGCCACTGACAAAAGCAGCAGGCCGATAAACAGTCAAAGCCAAACGCTCTTCAGCACGCAGGGTTGCCATATTCTTTTTGAAGTTGTCGCCATCTTCAAAAGAGATTTGCACATTAGCGTCCTGACGGTCCCAGACCTGAGCGCCCATCTGCATAGCGCCCACAAGGAACGTGCCAGCAGTGATTGAGTTGGTTGGGATAACAGCCTTGCCCCAGATTTGTGGACCAGCCATAGCGACCGGATTGCTCCAAACGTACTGGTTATCGGTAGCCTTCAGCAACTCAATCTCTTCCCAATCCGTTGGGTTAAGAACGATTGTGTCAGCCATAAACTCAGACAACTGAGCCTGAGTGATAGCACGACGCAACGTGTCCAACTTGGTGTCGCCCGTAACAGCACGACTGTAGGCCACAAAGTTACCTGATTTCAGCAAGCCACTGATGTTGCCAGAGGTGCCATTTCCGTTGAGCAACTGGTCTTCCTCTTCCAGCTTCAAGCCAAAGCTCAAGCGCCCGTTAACATAGCTTTCGATCTGTGGTGAATCTTCCAACACCTGACGTGACAGTGGAATGAAGTGAGCCAAAGTTACCACAGCGGCTGTAGCCAAAGTGAAGGTGATGCCACTTTCTGGCTTTGTCACATTCTCAAAAGCAGGGCTGTCGTACTGAGGGCCAGCGCTGTTCGTGTAGACATTCTCTTTCGTGAACTCAATCAAGTTAGAGGTTGTGCGTCCGACTGGCAAAGCGTCGCGGATTGTCAAGATACGGTTGGGGTTGTTGATGATACCAACCAAACGATCAGAAGGAACCAAAGGCTGGTTCTGACCAGTGGCGTTAACGATAGCCGTTTTCATTTCCACGCGAGCAAACTTGCTACGACCTTCGACTATTGCTTTAAAGCTGTCGCTTTTGACGAGCATCTCTCCGGCAGTTTCAGTGGCTGCTTGTTTAGCAACCTCAAAACCTTCAGCCACACGGCGCTCGATTTCCAAGCACTTGTCAGCCAAAGAGGCGTTCTGGTCTGCTAACTTCTCAAGGGCAGATTTTGTCTCAACTGACACGGTACGGGCGACTTCGATTTCGCCATTAGCCTTTTCCATCCAGCCTTTCAGCTCACGATGCTTTTCCAGCAATGTGCCTTGCACTTCGGCAAGGGCTTTAATTTCATTGATGTTTTCCATGCTTATTACTCCGTTCGTGATTTAAGTAGATTTAAAGCAATCATTTGCTTTAAGCTGTTCGGTAATTCAACTGGCTCTACATCTGACTCACTCAGAGTAAA